ACCCGACAATATATGTTAATGCTGGCGAAACAATTGCATTTGATTTAACAGGTGTTACTGGTTCTCATCCTTTCCAAATTCAAACAACTAGTGATGCACAATATAACACTGGATTAATTCATATTGCTACTGACGGTGCAAGAACAACTGGTGCAAGTGCCCAAGGCAAAACAAGTGGTACATTATATTGGAAAGTACCAGGATCTATAAGCGGTGATTACGAATATATTTGTACTTCTCATTCAAGCATGAAGGGAACGATTACTATTGCTGATCCTTCTGCAGGTGGTGGTAGTTTACCAAGTCGTGTTTCTCCATCACAAGCAACATCTTCGATTGCTAACGGTGCGGTTGCTAACCTTGACATTACTGGATTTAAGGGATACGCTTTATATACAATTACAACATCAGCTGCAGCTTGGGTAACGCTCTATACAGACGGTGCAGCCCGAACAGCTGATGGTTCAAGAACTGAAAGCACAGACCCTGCACCAGATGCAGGCGTGATTGCTGAAGTAATTACAACAGGTGCTCAAACAGTAAGACTATCTCCTGGAGCAATTGGTTATAATTTAGAAAGCACACCAACTACAAACATTCCAGTTACAGTAAGAAATAAAAGCGGTGGAAATGCCGTGATCACAGTTGCCCTACAAATTCTACAATTAGAGGCTTAATTTAAAATGGAAGAATATATTGTCACTCTTCATAATAAAGAAGACCTAGATGATTTCTATAACGATATGGAAACATTAGGTGGCGATCTTTATATTCCTGATAGAGCAGTTGACTTACATTTAAGAAGAGCGATTAGTCGTAATACTCATTATATGTTAACTCCAGATGAAGTTATAGAATTAAATAAAGATTCTCGAGTATTGGGTATAGAATCAAAAGCATTTCTTGATCTTGTAGAATGGAAAACTAATGGGTATTCTGAATCTGGTACATGGAAAAGAAGTAACGATGGAGTCTCGGTAGGAGACAAAAATTGGGGAATATTACGACATACTATTGGAACCAACGCAGAAAGTGGTACGTGGGGAGATACTGCATTAAGTGGCAGTACAAAAGAAACATCTGCCACTGTTAATATAACTGCTTCAGGAAAAAATGTTGATGTAGTAATTGTTGATGGATCAATTACAACAACTGCTCAAGCCCACCCAGAGTTCGCCGTCAACGCTGATGGAACAGGTGGAAGCAGAGTACAGGCATTTAATTGGTTCTCTCTAACAAACCAATTAGGTCTTGGTTCAAACGGTACTTATGATTATGGTACAACAGGAGTCGAGAACGATACTAATCATGGTGTTCATGTCGGTGGGACTGTAGCAGGAAATACTCTTGGCTGGGCTAGAGATGCAAATATTTATAGTATAGAGTTTTATTATGCCGGTGCTGTAAACCAAGTTACAGGTGGTTCACCTCTTACTCCTTCCACGCTATGGGATTACATTCGTGAATGGCATAACACAAAACCAATCAACGCAGAAACTGGTAGAAGAAATCCTACAATAACTAATAACAGTTATGGCGGCGGTGTCACTAGAGATAGTTACATTACAAACGGATCTTATAATGGAGTCGGCATAGTTAGATACAGAGGAGTAACCTACGATAAGTACGGTGACCAAGGTATTGATTTAAATGATTCTGAATTAGAAGCAAGAGGTATAAATGTACCATCTGATGGCAACTGGTATATCGCTTATGCTTCAAACTCAATCAATGCAGATATCACCGACGCAATAGCCGATGGTATTATTATAGTAACAGCATCAGGAAACAACGCTCAGAAAAATGTTAAACTTGGTGATCAAGATTATCAAAATTACTTGTACCTGAGGCAAGGATCAAATACATATGCAGCTATCATACCGAGTAATAGACCTGGTTCGCTTGGATTGAATGAACCTACTTTAAATGTTGGTGCAGTAGATGTTTATAGAGATGACCGTAAAAGAGTTAGCTCAACTTGTGGTAACGCAGTTGATGTTCATGCAGCCGGTGACAATATAATGAGTTCATTTTTAACAAATAGTTATGGTGGTGTTACCGATTCTAGAAATGGTTCGTATTATCTTGGTAAGATTAGCGGAACAAGCATGGCAAGTCCGCAAGTTTGTGGTGTACTTGCATTACTTGCAGAAAGTAATCCTAATATAACTCAAGCTGAAGCCAATGCTTGGATAGAAGCAAACGCAACCAAAGATGTAATGTATGATACAGGAACTGATAGTAGTACTGATTTCAATAGTCTACAAGGTTCACCGAATAGAATATTAAGATGGATTAACCAAAGACCTGAAACAGGAATGAGTTTTCCAAAAGTAAATGCAAAAGCAAGACCTACGAGTGGACTAGCGTATCCAAGGCCAAGAATAAGAAAGAGAGGTTAGTCCAATGGATATAAATAAACTAAAATATAGAGAATTAAATAACAATGCCTGAAATTCTAACAAACAACTTTAATCAAGACGTTAATAAGTTATTCATTGCTGACGCAAAGGTTAATGACGACTATTATATGTTTGTTTCTAGCATAGGTGGAATTACACCTGTTGATTCTGCTACTTCGCAAAACGAATTTTTAGAAAAAACATTATTTGGCAAAAAGGTACGTAATCAAGATATTAACTTTATGATAAAGTATTACCCTTGGCAACGAAGTATTGTATATTCTGAATACGATGATAAAACAGATCTTGATGGTTTAAACTTTTATGCCGTAGTCGGTCCTAACGATAACGACACTGATGATTACAGAGTTTATAAATGCCTTAATAATAACGAAGGAGTTGGTTCACAAGCACCACCTACTTTTGATGCTGCTAATGTAAATCAAATATACCAAACTGCCGACGGCTATGTTTGGAAGTATATGTATCGTCTTACTACATTACAATTTGAGGCTTATAATGCTTTAGGTTATATACCAATTGATCCTACTGCAAATACTAACCCAGCTGGGGTTTACGGCGGTGGCATATCTGAGATTCAAGTTACTAATTCTATTGTTAATAATGGATACGAAGAAAAGAACGGACTTATAAAAGAAATTACACCAGGACGAACTGCTGGGCCTAATTCTCACGGTAATGTTAAAATAGTTATTGATCCAAGAGAGCAAGATTGGCAAGCAACAGAAAATTACTATACAGGTCAATTCTTTTACGCAACAAACCCAAGTTCAAGTGTTACGAATCTATTTGAAATCAAAGCTTATAAACTGATTCAAGGAAGCGGTCTAGCGGAAATTACTATTGGTGAAGAATTAATAAATCCAAGACGCGGTAGCATAACGAATGCAACCCAAGCATCGCCTGTCGTAATTACATCGGCATCTCATAACTTAGTAAATGGTCAACCAATTACGTTTAGAGACGTTGTTGGCATGACGCAATTAAATGTAAATGAAGCAGATTCAACAACACTTGCCGCAACTACCTTTTTTGTAAACGTTGTGGACGCAGATACTTTTCAATTAAAAACAGATGCATTATTAACAACAGATCTTAATGGTGCTGCCTTCGGGGCGTATACATCAGGTGGTACATGGAAAGGTTTAACTGACTTCATGGTATCAACAGCAACTGTTAACGCAAATATTAAAATCTTCCCACGCGTTAAAATAAGCGGTGATGGAGATGGAGCAATAGCAATACCTGAAATTGATAACGGTGGTATTAATAAAATCATTCTTTTAAATAAAGGCACAGGATATAATAACGCAATTGCGTCTGTTGTAGATCCTCTCATTGATTTTAATCCAGGAGCTACTGAATCAGCAGATGTAAGAGCAACTATCCAACCTATTATTGAACCGAAAGGTGGACATGCTTATAATTTATTAGATGAATTTAGATGTAAACATTTTTCAATGTATGCATTCATTACAGCAGAAGACAATACAAAGATCGGAGATAAGAATACTTACGGAGCTATTGGTATTGTAAGAAGCCCAACATTTAAAGATATGTCAGGTGTAGCAACATGGAGAAGCGGACAAGCAAATACCGCAACTGAACCTGATATCTTTGATAATAGACTTGCGATTAAAACAGATGATTACGCAAGATTAAATGCAAATAGTACAATCACTCAAGTTAATGTAAATAATGATGTTGTGTTTAGTGCTCAAGTACACGAGATTGATGCAACTTCAAATACAGTATTTTTAGCAGAATACGTAGGACCATATAGAAATAATGCCTTGGTTGGTAATGGAGATACATCATTTAATCCAAATCTGGCAATTACCTCAAATACTGGTCAGAGAATAACAATAAATAATCCTATAGCAGATAATGTTATCTATTCGGATTATAAACAGAGAACAGGCGAAGTGTACTTCATGGAGGACTTCTTCCCATTAGCAAGAACCGACCTCTCAAGAGAAGAATTTAAATTTGTACTGGAATTTTAAGGAACGTAAGTAAAGATGCCTATTAATAAAAACTTAAACCAAGCACCATACTTCGATGACTATGATGCCGAGAAGCAGTTCTATCGAGTTATGTTCAAGCCTGGATACGCAATACAGGCAAGAGAACTTACACAACTTCAGAGCATACTTCAAAATCAGGTAGAATCATTTGGAGATAACGTATTCAAAGAAGGCTCAATTGTAAAGGGATGTAACTTTACAGAACTTGATGATCTTCAATATGTAAAACTAAATGACGGCCCTACAGGATTTAACGCAGAGTCATATATCAGCACATCTGCAGTTGAAACATTACTAGGTCAAGAAGTAGAGCTTGACTATGTCTATCAAGTAAAGGGACAATCATCTGGTCTTAAAGCAGAAATTGTTCAAGCCGCTAAAGGTTTTCAAACAAGACCACCAAATCTAAATACTTTCTTTATTAACTACACTAACATTGGTAATGCAGGTCAAACTCAATTCCAAGCTGGTGAAGCGTTAGTTGTAACGAGATTCAAATACTTAAGAGGAACAACTGCCGAAACATTATCAGTTGATATTGTTATCAGCACAGGCCTTGCGGTGTATGGCGCGCCTTCAGCAGGAAATCCACATGTTGGTAGAGCATTCGGTATCGAAGCTGCTCCTGGTATTGTATTTCAGAAAGGCCATTTTATATTTACAGCAGAACAAAGATTGGTTGTTGAAAAATATAGTAATGTTGCCGATAATAAATCAGTTGGTTATTTAGTATCAGAAAGCTTAATTAATAGTCTACAAGATAACAGCTTATACGATAATGCAAACGGTTCTAAGAATGAAAATGCTCCAGGAGCTGACAGATTAAAACTTATTCCTACATTAACAGTATTAGAAACTTCTGCTGGTACTCAGAATTCAGACTTCTTTACATTGGCTCGTTATCAAAATGGTAATGCAATTACTGTAAGAGACGTTTCTCAATACAATGTATTGGGCGAAGAGATGGCTCGACGTACATACGAAGAATCTGGTAATTACATTTTAGAAACATTCCCAGTAACTACTGATGATCGTATTCCTACTGGTGCTGCCAATAGTGAAGTACAATGTGTCGTCGGACCTGGTACAGCATATGTGAAAGGTTATAGAATAGAAAATTCTGGTGAACGTTCATTCCAAATAGATCAAATAGGACAAACCGAAACAGTTAATAATCAAAACGTTTCAATGGAATATGGAAACTATTTTGAAATTGATACTTCAAGCGCTTCACAAGGTTATTTGAATTTAGGTATTCTTGCTACTGCAGATGCCCAAACATCATCAAGTGCTTCGGTAGGTGCAGTTTCAGTACAAAATATAACAGACAAAAGAATCTATATTCACTCTGCTGCATATAGTGGTGCTCAAGCTATTAAAGACATTACCAAATTATCAGATGGTAGTGGTGATGTACCCGTAAGAACAAATTCTATCGGTTCACCTGTTATTAAAGAAACAGGAAGAAAGGCGTTAATCTTTGATTCTGGTATTAATGGAACATTCGCAACATCAAATACTCTTGTTCCTTGTAGAGCTCAAAATACAGGAACGGCAACAACCGGTACAATTACATTAACTGCAGGACCAGGCGAAGATTTTAATTGTCTTAACGACGATATTCGAGTTAACTTGGCAGGAACAACATATCCTGTTACAAGCACTACTACCGCTTTAAATAATTCACAACTTAATATTATTTGTGATAGCAGTTTGAGTGGTTCAGTAGAAGTATTTTATAATAAAAGACAGATTGGTTCATCGAATGGTATCTCACCTTATGCTAAAACATTACGTGATACTTATGTTAAGTTTAGTTACTCAAACGTTAAAACACAATACAGTTTAGGTTTCCCAGATGTATTTAAAATTGTAAGTATTACAAATGCATCAGGAGAAGATTTTACAAGCAGCTTTAGATTAAAAGAGAATCAGAAAGATACTTATTACGATCTATCTTACGTAGAATATATCGAAGGTCGTCCTGAGCCAAGTGGTGTTATGACGGTTAATCTTCAGTGCTTCGAAGTAAACGTTTCAACTGGTAAATACTTCTTTACAGTTAACAGCTATCCGAATACTTTAAGCAAGTTTGATATTCCTTCTTACGTATCAGAGTCAGGACAAGTATATAACTTAAGAGATTGCTTTGATTTCAGACCACACGTGAATAAAGATACATCTGCAAATTATTTGGCAAATTCAGGTAATGCTCCAACAATTTCAACACAAGTTGGATTCAATACTTTATCGTTCAGTGATAAAGGAGCTGCGTTGGTTCCTGCTGCACAACAATCATTACAAACAAGTATAGAACATTACCTATCAAGAATTGATACAATTGCTTGTGACTCTTATGGTGAGATTGTTATCATTAAAGGTGAAGAACAGAAAAATCCTGTACCACCAAAGCTTACAACAGATCAACTGGCAATCGCAAACGTGGAAGTTCCAACTTACCCTGCGCTGTCTAAGAAACAAGCTGATATTCTTCGTAAACCTGGTTATGGAATTAAGCCAAGAGCAACAGGTATTAAGAATTACACAATGAAAGATATGCACGATCTTGAAAAGAAGATTGATAACATGGCATACTATATTTCATTAAATCAATTAGAATCTGAAACAGATAATTTAGTTGTACGAGATGAGAACGGTTTAAATAGATTTAAGAATGGTTTTATTGTAGATCCTTTTAACAATTTACAGTTATCAGAAATCAATCATCCACAGTTTAATGCTGCGATACCATTTAATCAGAAAATTTTAACTCCTTCGTTGAAAACATTCCCATTAGATTTGGTATATGATTCAGCAACAGGTTCTTCGATATTCCCATCTACTTCTGATGCTAAAGCAGCAACAGTTGGCAGAGATTCTAATGTCGAGATAATCAATCAACCTTATGCAAGTAACTTTAGAAATTGTGTAAGTAACTTTTATAAGTATGTAGGTGATGGAGTTATATCTCCACCTTACGATGCTGCTTACGATACAACAGTTAATCCTGCTTCTATTGATATTGATTTAACTACTCCTTTCCAAGAATTCGTTGATGAGATTCAAGCATTCTTACCTATGACTGATACATCTTCACTTAGAAATTTTCAAGGTGACCCAGGTCGTGCCGGTCGTCGAGGTGCAGGAACTGAAGTAACAACTATCACAACAAGATCAAGCGAAATTAACATTGATAGTTCAAGAACAACAGAAGCGTTCGTTGGTGAATTTGTTTCTGACTTTAGATTCCAACCTTATATGGCATCGAGAGATATCAAAGTTTATATGTCAGGATTACGACCTAATCAAAGACATTACTTTTTCTTTGATGGAGTGAACGTTGATACTCATGTAATGCCAGGATCAATTACAGCTGATACAGTTGGAGAAGTTGGTAGGTATGGCGATAAAGGAGCTTCAGTCCTAACAGATGCAAACGGTGTATTAAGAGCAGTGTTCCATTTACCTGCCGAAACATTCTATGTAGGTGATAGAGTATTAGAAATTGCCGATGTAAGTGTATATGACAATATTTCCTCTGCTTCAACAAGTAAAGGATTTGTTACATATCGAGCATATAACTTCAGCGTTGAGAAAACAAGTTTAACAACTTCAACAAGATCTCCAAACTTTGATGTAAATACAACAGTAACAACAAGAAACGTTGCTCGACGTATTCGAGGAAGAGATCCACTTGCGCAAACATTCTTTGTTAAGAAAGGCATGGGTGCAGGCTCTAATTCAGTTTACTTATCTGATGTTGATGTATACTTCCGTCGTAAACCAACTCAGACAGGTTCTGGTGGTGATGATACATCTCCATTAAACGGAGTATCTTTACAAATACGTGAAGTAGTAAATGGTTATCCTACAAACAGAATCTTGCCATTCGCAAATGTTCATAAACTACCTGCTAATGTAAATACTTCTGAAGATTCTTCGCTGAAAACTACGTTTTCTTTTGAGGCACCTGTACGTTTAGATGTTGAAAAGGAATATGCAATTGTAGTACAACCTGATGCGTCAGATCCTAATTACTTAATTTATACTTCTAAAGTTGGTGGAATTGATTTAACACCGGGAGCAACAAAAGGTTCTGCTATTACTCAGGATTGGGGTGATGGTGTTCTATTTACTTCAACAAATAACTCTGCTTGGAAATCATACCAAGACGAAGATATTAAATTTACTATAAAGAGACATAACTTTAATTCTTCAACGGGTACTGTTAAATTAACAAACGCAAATCACGAATTCTTGTCATTAAGTAATATCACAGGAAGGTTTACACCAGGCGAATTAGTTTATCAATTATTATCTACTCCTGGCAATACAGGTATTACTACTGCCGCAGGTTCTAAAACAATAACAGGTGGACAAAATCTTGATACTGTTTATGCTGCAGGTGATTATATAAGAATTGTAAATACTTCTTCTACTAAAATACAAATACATAAGATTGCTTCAATCACAAATGGTACTACGGCTATATTGGAAACTCCACCAAACGAAGGCGGAGCAGGTACTCATATGCCTGTCGTTGCTGGTGAATTGGATCTGTATGATGTTCAAAGAAATCCTTACGAATGTCATATTGCGCATTCTTCTGCAACTGCCTCAAAACAATTTAACGTAGGTGCAAATATAGTTGGTCTTGATAGTACTTCAACAGCAAATGTTTCTGCTATTAACGATATCAATTTAAGTTATATCCAACCTATGATTATGAAGGCAAACGATTCAACGTCAAGAACTACGTTGGCAGGAACTTTTGTACCTCCTTCTGATACATCATCTACTTACTTGAAGCCAATGCAGTTTAATGATAACAACCACTTTGCAGAGAAAGGTGTTATTCTTTATAGTAAATCAAACGATCCAACTGGAACAAAAGCATTCACAATAGATATAACAATGACTAATGGAAGTAACGTAACATCTACTCCGTTCCTTGATATTGAAGCATCTAAACTTATTGCTTATCAATATAAGATTACAAATGTCGCTGATACAACTGCAAAATATATCAGTAAGAAAATTGAGTTGGCAGAAGATCTTGATGCTGAAGATTTCAACTTAATCCTTTCTGCATATCGTCCAGCAGGAACAGATATTAAAGTTTATATTAAAGCTCAGAATCAATATGACTTCGATGATTTCGATAGATTATCATGGACTGAATTAGAAAAGTTTGAAGGAGTAGGATCTTATTCTACAATATCAAACCTACGTGATTACAGAGAATTTAAATATAAAATTAAAGATGCAAATAAAACTGGTGCTGTTGAAAGCGGACCTCTAACTTATACATCGCAAAGCGGCGTGTTTGAAGGATTCAAGAGATTCCAAATTCGTATTGATTTACTATCTCCAAACATACATAACGCACCGACATTAAAAGATTACCGCGGTCTAGCGTTGACATAGGAATTATAGGAATCACAATGAATATTAATAGAGATAAGACAAATGGCGCAATTCTTAGTACTGATGCTGCCGCTCTCAATAAATATAAAATAGAACGGAACTATTATCGCAAAGTAGACCGAATACAAAATGACTTAGTGGATATTAAAAAGAGTATTCTTGATATTTACCAAAGAATAGAAAAACTGGAAGAAAAATAAATGGCTCAGGATCTAGGTAATATAACAACTTCGCAAACCTTCCAAAATTGGTTTAACAAGACAAACGATATAGTTGACTTATTAGCTTCTAATGTGGTGACGGCAGCGCCTGCTGGTAGTACAACCACAGGTAGTGCAACAATTACTGGAAACTTTACGGCAGCTAATGTAATTGGTTCTACAAAGATAAGTACTAATACAATTGAAGCAGTCACAGGTGGTTCTCCGGTTAATGTTAACGGTGCTTTTCAAGTTACAGGTGCTGCTCAATTAACAACAACTTTCTTAAATAGTGCTGGTGCACAAACACGATACAGCAACGGTACTTTATCTTGGGACGTAGGATTAGAAAATTCAAGTCCTGGTAACTTTATTATTAATACAGGTGTTACTCCTAATAAGTTTTCATTATCAACAGCAGGCACATTAACAGTTCCTGATGCAGTTGTAATTGGTTCATTAACAGTTGGCAGTTTAACAATTGGTGCAGGCGGAGCAGGTTTAAGCACTGACGATGTATCAGAAGGTTCAACAAATCTTTATCATACAACCGCAAGAGCAAGAGCTGCGTTTTCTGGTGGAGACGGTATTAACCTTTCTGCTGCAGGCGTTATATCATTTGATGGAGATGGTGAACTAGATACTTATAAAGGTAATAAGTTTATTGGAACAGGCGGTTATGTTGACGCTAATAACTATGGCTATATAGAAGGCAGAGCTTCAGGTGGTCAAGGTTATTTAAGAATTGCTAGA